TGGTAGTGGTAGACCTGATTTAACACCATTGCAAAGTGGCACTGTGTTTAATTATGCATATTCTCAATTAAAAGCTAAATTAATAACAGCTTTTGGTGAGGAAAACGTAGTAGATTGCTAAAAATTTGGTTGTCTCCATTCTCTTGTATATATTTATATCAAACAAATAAAATAATAAATTATGTTAACATTCATTATCATTGCTGTTGCTATCGCTGTAGCAGTATTCGTTGCTATGAAAACTGGTAAAGTTGCAGATGCAAACAACAACAACATTCCTGACGCTATTGAAAAACCAATTGAAGAAGTTAAGGAAGTAGTTAAAGAAGCTATTGCAAAAGTATCTAAAGCTTCAGCAGCTCCAAAAGCTAAAAAAACAACTAAGAAGTAATTATGGAAAAAATCAGTTTAAAATTATTCGAATTCTATAACTTAGAGAGCGAATTAAACGGAGTTATGAATCAACAAACCGGCGAGAAAATTTCTGCTGGTTTATTAGCTGAAAAATTAAAGTTAACAACTAAATATTGGTTAACTGAATTAGCTAAGAAAGTAGCTGCCGAAAAAACTACAGTTGAAACTCTTAAAGAAGAGTTAATCAAAAAGCACGGCGAAACAGATGAAACTGGAAACATTAGTATCCCAATGTACATTGACATCGTTAAAGATGAAGATGATAAAATCATTGATGGTAAAAACAATCCAAAGTTCATTGAATTTCAAACAGAATTCAACGCATTACTACAAGAAGAAAAAGAATTAGAGTACAAACCAGTATTACTTAGTGAATTAGAAAACATTGAGTCAGATGGTAACTACCCTACATTCTTTAAATTGGTTGTAGCTGATGAACAAGCTTAGTGAAATATTTCAGGCGTGGGTAGCTGCGGCTAGCCCATCGCCTTCACAAAAGATGTTAGCCGAACAACGTACATCCGTATGCGATACGTGTGAACATAAAACTTATACTAAGTTATTAGATTTATACACGTGTGGTTTATGTGGATGTCCGTTAAACAAAAAAGTATTTAGTCCTGCGGGACCTAACGCCTGCCCAGGCAAAAAATGGGAAAAATAAAGTATATGTCACAATTAACTCCTGAAGAATTAGCATCTGTAAAAGATTTACAATCAAAGTACAATCAAACTGTGTTTGAAATTGGCGTTGCTGAAACGCAAATTTTAACATTTGAAAGACAAATCACAAAGCTACGCGACGATAAAGCGGGTTTGATTAAAGATCTTGAAACTATCGAGCAAAAAGAGGCAGCATTAGTCGCTACTCTACAAACAGTATATGGTAATGGTGCAATAAATCCTGAAACTGGAGAGATAACAGCAGCTCAATAAGATTTTTCGCGGTCTATGGTGGTTTTTGGATATTTATTATTAGGTCAATCCTAATAAAATTTCAAAAATAACATAAAAAATGAGCGAAAAAATCATTTCTCCTGGTGTATTCCAGAACGAATCAGATCAAAGTTTAGTACAAAGAGGCATTGCAGGTACTGCAACAGCTATTGTAGGCCCTACAGTATCGGGTCGTCCTTTTGTACCAACATACGTAACTTCATACTCTGAATTCCAACAAAACTTCGGTACTACTTTTAGAAGTGGTAGTTACTATTACGAGTATTTAACTTCAATTGCAGCTCGTGAATTCTTTCAAAACGGTGGTCAAACATTATTAGTAACTCGCGTTATTAGTGGTACTAGCAACGTTGCGAACTACGCAAGCGCAAGTGTTGGTAATTACAATTTAACAGGTAGTTCATTTGGCCTTGAGACATTAGCTTGGGGTAATCAAATGAATAACACATCAAGTCTATCAGGTGGTGCTTTAGCATCAGGTAGTGCAATTAACGTTCGTTATGAAATTACAAATGTAAACACTGGTAGTGGTACATTTAACTTAGCTATTCGTCGTGGTGATGATAATAATGCTCAACCTAACTATTTAGAAACTTGGCCTAATTTATCATTAGATCCAAATTTACCTAACTATATTGCTCGTGTTGTTGGTGATACAAAACCAGTTTACTCAGTAGATAGTGATAGTAATCCATATATCAATATTACAGGTTCTTTTGCTAACTCATCTCAATATGTAAGAATATCATTTGTATCAAATCCACAAGTAGATTCAATTGATAATAATGGCTACTACAAATCAGGCTCTTACTCATCTGGTTTACCAGTATTAGGAAGTGGTTCATTTGGTGGTTCATTTGCAGGTGGTGCTGCTGCAACAACAGCAGAGCAAAAAATGAATGAATATATTACACCTTCTAACATGGAAGGATATGCAGTTGCTGATTACAATACAGCTTTCGCTTTATTAACAAATAAAGATGAATATCAATTTAATGTATTATTAGCTCCAGCTGTAGGTTTAGATAGTGCTGCTGCAACTACTTTTATTTCAACTGTAGAAGGTAGAGGTGATGCATTTGCTCCTATTTCTGCTGGTGCTTATGGTACTTCAGTTAACCAATCTACATTCAACGCTGCTGGTCAATCTAGCAACTACTCCGCATGTTATTTCCCTTGGGTTCAATTATTCAACTCTAACTTAGGTAAGAATGTATGGTGTCCTCCAACAACAGTAATTGGTGGTGTATTAGCATTCAACGATCAAGTTGGTGCTGAATGGTTCGCGCCAGCTGGTTTAAACAGAGGTGGTGTTCCATCAGTATTAAGAGCTGAAAGAAAATTATCTCAAGCAGATCGTGATGTATTATATGCTGCAAATGTTAACCCATTAGCTACATTCCCTGGAGAAGGTGTTGTAGTATTTGGTCAAAAGACATTACAACGTAGAGCTACATCATTAGATAGAGTAAACGTTCGTCGTTTATTGATTGCGTTAAAAGCATATATTGGTTCAGTAAGTAACAACTTAGTATTTGAACAAAATACAAACGCTACAAGAAATAGATTCTTAGCTCAAGTTAACCCTTACATGGAATCAGTAGTACAAAGACAAGGTTTATATGCTTATAAAGTTGTAATGGATGATACAAACAACACAGCTGATGTAATTGACAGAAACCAATTAGTAGGTCAAATATATGTTCAGCCAACAAAAACTGCTGAATTTATTATCTTGAACTTTAACATATTACCAACAGGCGCTACATTCCCTGCATAGGGGGATGTGGTTCCAATATTTATTAATAGCAATTAAAATTTAACATAAAATGGCAGTATTAGACGCTAACGAAATCATGTTCACCGCTTTTGAACCAAAAGTTCAGAATCGTTTTATCATGTATGTAGATGGGATTCCCGCATACTTGATTAAGAGTGCAACAGCACCAGGATTCGAAGCCGGTGAAATTATCTTAGATCATATCAACGTTTACCGTAAAATCAAAGGTAAAGTACGTTGGAATGATATGACTTTAAACTTATTTGATCCCGTAACACCATCTGGTGCTCAAGCCGTAATGGAATGGGCTCGTTTGGCTCACGAATCAGTAACAGGTCGTGATGGATATTCTGATTTCTATAAAAAAGACTTAACATTAGATATTTTAGGTCCAGTAGGCGATATCGTAGGTGAGTGGATTGTAAAAGGTGCTTATGTAAAAACAGCAACTTTTGGTGAGTACGATTGGGCTAATGAAGCTGCAATCAACTTGACAGTAACCATCGCTATGGATTATTGCGTATTGAATTTCTAAGATATACAACAATAATATTAGAAAAGCGTTAGCCTATTTGGTTAACGCTTTCTTTTTGCATATATTTATATATACAACAAATAAAAACGTTATATGGCTGAATTTAAAATTCCAACCGAAACAGTTACATTACCTTCAAAAGGTTTATTGTATCCTAAAGAATCACCACTTGCTAAAGGTGAAATTGAAATGAAATACATGACGGCAAAAGAAGAAGATATTCTTACTAATGCTAACTATTTAAAAAATGGTACTGTAATTGATAAATTATTACAAGCACTTATTATCACACAAATCAACTATAATGATTTGTTAATTGGAGATAAAAATGCAATATTAGTAGCAGCACGTGTATTAGGCTATGGTAAAGACTATGCCGTTAATTATAATGGTACAGAAACAATTGTTGATTTAACACAATTAAATGAAAAAACAGTTGATGAATCTTTATTTAAGGCTGGTGTAAATGAATTTACATTCACATTACCTAAATCAGAAAATACAGTAACATTCAAATTGTTAACACACGGTGATGAGCAAAAAATCGATGCTGAAATTAAAGGTTTACAAAAAGTAAATCCAAATGTTTCAACAGATTTAACTACAAGAATGAAATATATTATCACATCAATTAATGGTGATCGTGATCAAAAGAATATTCGTGATTTTATTGATACTTACTTATTAGCACCTGATGCTAGAGCGCTACGCCAGTACTACAATCAAATATCACCAGATATTGATATGAAGTATAAACCCAATGATGAAAATTATGTTGGGGAGGGCATAGACATTCCAATCGGTCTTAACTTTTTTTGGCCTGACTCAGGAGTATAGATTATACTTATTTAAACAAATACATGAAATTGTATTTAATGGACAGGGCGGTTACGATTGGACTACTGTTTACAATATGCCTATTTGGCTACGTAGATTTACTTTTGAAACATTAAGAGAACATTACGAAAAACAGGCTGAGGAGATGAGTAAGCAACAAAATATGCTTAAAAATAAAAATAGTAAAGATTTACCGCGTCCCGACATAGCTCCAAAACAACCGACATATACATCAAAGGCGCCTAAGAAATAGGCGCTTTTTATATTTATATGATGTAATACTAAATTATGGCTAACAGCATAAACGATTTAAATCAAGAAAAAGAGATCAATGAGAGTATATTAGACGTGTCTAATAGATTGGTAGCTTCATTAAAAGAACGTTTTAAATTAGGAGCTGAAATAAACGAAAATGAACGTTTATTATATGGTGTATCTAAACAGCTACAACAAACTTCTTTAAGTTTAACTAGTTCAATAGAAAAACGAAATAATCTTTCTGTAAAATCTAAAGATTTAGCTAAAGAAATATTAAAACTAGAAACAAATAAAGAAAAATCTTTAGTACTACAGGAAAATACTGCAAGTAAATTAAGACAACAACAAAGTGATTATACTAAACAAGCACTTAAAGCATTTGCTGATCTTAAAACAAATAACCAAAAAATCAGTGAAACTTATGCTGAGCAGGATGGAATAAAAGCTAGATTAGCTAGAGCTAGAGGAGCTGAATTAATACAACTAAAAGAAGATCTTGCAAATAACAAATCTAAGGTTTTACAACTTGAAAAACAAGGTTCTTACTTAGAAACACAAAAAAATAAACAAAGAGATTTAGCAAAGTCAACAGCAGATTCCATTAAAGCACAAAAAGCAGGAATTAAAGCTACTGAAGATGAAATAACTAAATTAAATACAGAACTTAAATTACGAAAAAAAATTGAAGATTCTCTTGGTTTAACAGGAGGTTTAATTAATTTAGTTTCTAAAATTCCAGGTATAGGAAAATTCCTTAAAGCAGATGATGCTAAAAAGGATATGGAAGATCTTGCTATTAAGATGCAAAAAAATAAAGAAGATGTTTCTACTTTTGGGAATAGAACTAAAATTGCTCTTGCTGGTTTAACTACATTAGCAAAAGGATTCGGAGAAGCTTTATTAGGTCCTGAAGCTATATTTACTTTTCTAATATCAGCTGTTAATAAAGCAGACCAACAAGCAACAGCATTAGGGAAATCATTAGGGGTTAGTAAAGACCAAGCATATGGGTTAAGAGAAAATTTTGTAGCATACTCTAGAGCAGTTAATGATAGTTTTATTACTACAGATAGATTAGCAAAGGCCCAAGCAGATTTATCTGAACAATTAGGTATTGCTGTTCAATATAGCGGAGAGGAATTAGCTACTTTTTCTAAATTAACAGAAATAGTAGGTCTATCAGCTCAAGAAGCAGGTAAATTAGCTTCATTCTCAGCAGCAGCTGGAATGAGTACTACAGATTATGTAAAA